AAGCACTTAAAAGCGACCAACGTTCATAACGCGCGAATGGAAAACGGGCGGTGAACCTTTAGGAGAAATCCTATCGGTTTGCCGCCCGTTTTTTGTTTTTCGAGAAAAATGAGGAGGAAATAGATATGCAAGAAACGATGAAGAAGACCAAGTCAAACGGAGTAATGACACAGCAGGAGTATTCGAGCTGCATTTGTTGTGAATCCAATATTTTTTGATTCATGACCAACAAGTGAATCAATCGATACATGAAAGAAATCGGCAATATCAATCACTTGATCAAGTGAAAAATGATAAGTTTTCTCTTTATTTAAAGCTTTGCTTAGATTTGGTTGGTTCATGCCGATAGCATTAGCAAGTTGTATTTGAGTGACGGATTTATTCTTCATTAGCATTTTTATATTTTTTATAAACATATCTCTATGTTTCATAAGAATTTTTTATTCCTCCTAAATATAAATATTCCGTTTTGATATATTAATAGAACTTTTGAATATATGTTAACACAGATTGTAAGATTTATATAGAAGGAATTTGTGAAAACTTCAACAAGAAAGGATGTGATCATATTGTTTGACTAAACTGCCAAAAGGCAAAGAACCATAACTAAATAACAACAAACATCAAAGTCTGACGCGTAAGGCTGAGATCTTTATATTGCTGATTAACTCATTTGAGTTGATCGGTTATCTAAGGATGCTAAGCTTTCGTATGCAGTTTTTTCCAGAGGGATCAGTGTCTTTAGAGACGCTGGTCCCTTTTTCAGTGATGTAGATCTCAGACCGTTTCTACGCTCAGCAGAAAGGTTAAATATGGAAAGAAAACAGATTTGTATCACTAGAAATCATAAGAAAGTATACGTAGACGTTACTGAAGAACAGTACAACGCTTATATGCGTCCAGTTTGGGCAGAACAGAGAAAGGAAAAACGTCATAAACGATGTAGTCGTGAAGGTGATAATATTTGTATGTTTGACTGTACAAAATGCAAAGGTAAACAGTTTGATGCTATCTCTTTTGACGAACATGAAGAACTTGTTGCATTTGATAACGTTGGTACTTCAGTTGAAGAATTAGCAGAACATGAAATGCGTAAACAGTTCTTGCATGATTATTTAGATGCGTTAGATCAACAAACACAAGCGATCCTTAAGCTGTATAATTCAGGATACTCTCAGCAGGAAGTCGCTGACCAGTTTGGAATCAAGAGAGATACAGTTGGAAACCTTGTTAAGAAGCATTTACGTATTCTTAAGAAGTTAGCAGTTGAAAAAAATCTAAAATAAATTACTCAAATATCCATTTGGTGTCCTGTGTTGTTTGGAGAGAGGGTTAACCACTCTTCAGAAAGGAGGACACCTCATGGATAACATCGAATCAAAAAAGAGTGACGATCTTATCTGGTTCTTATTAAGGATCAGTACAGTCGCTAGCCAATTAGCATACGCAATGATTAAAGATAAGGAGAGTAATGTAGGTGGAAGTCGACGTAATGACAATGAATAACTTGTTATCTGATGTTCAAGAACTAGGAAACAAGTTAGCAGATGTTGAAGCAGTGTTAACTGGTTTAATGACACATAATGCAACAGTTGAAACTGCTAAGGCGAAAGAAGAAATTAAAGAACTTAATTTAGATGATGTTCGTAAACTTTGTACACGCAAAGCGCGTGTCAGTTTAGAAAATACGGAAGCAGTGAAAGCAATCTTTGAAGCACATGGTGCTAAGAAGCTTTCCGCAATTGATCCAGTTGAATATGGAGCAATCATCCAGGAAGTAGAAGGATTGCCAGATGCCTAGTGTACATGCATTCCTGAGCGCAAGTTCTGCTGAGCGTTGGATCAAATGTAGTCCAAGTCAGCAGAAGAATGTTCAGATGGAAGATCGTACTTCTGATTTTGCCAAACAAGGGACAGAGGCACATTCGCTTTGTGAATATAAGCTTCACACCTTACTTGGTCATGAAGTAGAAGATCCAAGACCTCATATGCAGTTTCTTGATCAAGAGATGGAAGATGCAACAGATGGATATGTCAACTTTGTATCTGAACTCATTCAGGAAGCTAAATTACAATGTAGTGATCCTGTTGTTCTTATAGAACAAAGGGTTGATTACTCAAAGTGGGCAGAAGGTGGATTTGGCACTTGCGATTGCCTGATCGTTTCAGATGGAACATTAAGAGTAGTTGACTTTAAATATGGTCAGGGTATTGAGGTGCATGCCAATACAGGAAATGAAGCGAATAGTCAGCTTTCCTGTTATGCATTAGGAGCTCTCGTAATATTTGATGTTTTATACGATATAGAAGAGATTAGCCTTAATATCTATCAACCTAGAAGAAACAATATTTCTAGCTTTACGATCACGAAGGAACAACTCTTAGATTGGGCTGACAATGTGCTTGCACCTGCAGCTGAACTTGCTGTCAAAGGTGAAGGTGAGTACCAAGCTGGTGATCATTGTACATTCTGCAAGTTCAAACAGAAGTGTCGTGCAAGAGCTGAATATAATCTGGAGTTAGCAAGATATGATTTTGCTATGCCAGATGAGCTCGAGGATAAAGAGATTGAAGCAATCCTAACGAAAGTGGATGCTTTAACTTCATGGGCAAATGATATCAAAGATTATGCTCTAAAACTTGCATTATCAGGTAAGAAATGGAATGACTTTAAACTCGTTGAGGGACGTTCAACACGTAGATTTACTAATGCAAGTGTAGTAGCTAAGGTTGTAAAAGAAGCAGGATATGACCCTTATGAAACACCAAAGGTTAAGGGATTAACTGCTATGACGAAGTTATTAGGTAAAAGTACCTTTGAAGAGCTTCTAGCTTCATATGTAGAAAAGCCAAAAGGGAAACCAACCTTAGTACCTAAATCAGATAAACGTAAAGAAATGGATAATATCGAAGAAGATTTTAAACAGGAGGAAATGTAAATATGTCAAAATTAGATCCAAAAAAAGTAGTAACAGGTAAAAACACAAGATGGAGTTATTGTAATGTATGGGCTCCAAAATCAATTCTTAATTCAGAACCTAAGTATTCAGTTAGCTTAATCATTCCTAAGGATGATGTACAAACAGTTAAGAAGATCAAAGCTGCTATTAAAGCCGCTTATGAAGAAGGTGCTGCAATTTTAAAAGGAAATGGTAAATCAGTACCACCTTTATCTGCAATCCATTCACCTTTAAATGATGGCGATGATAAAGCCGATGCTGATCCAGCATATAAGAACTCTTATTATATCAATGCAAAGAATAAATACGCACCAGGAATTGTTGATGCTAGATGTGAACCTATTCTTGATCAGACAGAAGTTTATTCAGGCGTTTATGGACGTGCCTCAGTAACATTCATTGCTTACAACGCAAATGGCGCATCACGTGGAATCACATGTATCTTAAACAACTTACAGAAAATTAAAGATGGAGAACCATTAGGCGGTCGTTCTCGTCCTGAAGATGATTTTGATTTAGAAGACGATGACGAAGATGATGATTTCTTAGATTAGGAAAGGTATGGCAGGGAATAAGTTCTCTGCCTTTTATGACATATGAAGAATTTAAGTATAGATTTAGAAACATTCTCGGATATCTCCATTAGTGATGGAGTTTATAAATATGCAAGCTCTGAGAACTTTGAAATCCTTTTATTTGGATATTCGATTGATTATGGACCAGTTAATGTTATAGACCTTGCTAGCGGAGATACTATTCCTGATTTTATTCTAGAAGCAATAACTAATCCAAATGTCACAAAGTGGGCATATAATGCAAACTTCGAAAGAATTTGTCTTTCTGCTTATATGAGGAAAGTGTGTCCGGATTCCTTTAAATCGTATATAGATGCAAAGAGTCAACAAACTCAGTACTTAGATCCAGTTGGTTGGCGTTGTTCTATGGTTTGGTGTTCGTACCTTGGTCTTGCTTTATCACTCGCTATGGCAGGTGAAGTATTAGGGCTAGATAAACAGAAGTTAACTGCAGGTAAAGATTTGATTCGCTATTTCTGTTTACCTTGTAAACCAACAAAAGTGAATGGTCAAAGAACAAGAAACTATTATTATCATGATCCAGAAAAGTGGGATCTCTTCAAGTCTTATAACAAAAGGGACGTAGAAGTGGAACTTGAGATTCATGAAAAGTTGGAACGCCATCCTGTGCCAGATATGGTATGGAAAGAGTACTGGCAGGATCAACGTATTAATGACAATGGGATTAGTGTAGATGTTGAACTTGTAGAAAATGCCTTAGTAATTGATAGACTTTCAAAGCAGGAATTAATGGAAAAATTAGGAGCTATAACACACTTGGAAAATCCTAATTCCGTAATTCAGATGAAGTCTTGGCTTTTAGAACAAGGAATAGAAGTCGATACACTAGGCAAGAAAGCTGTAAAAGAGCTCATAGGTGCAACAACTGGAGATGTGAAAAAAGCACTCCAGCTGCGTTTGGATTTGGCGAAATCATCAAATAAGAAATATACAGCAATTGAAAATGCAGTTTTACGTTCTGGTCGTATATCAGGGATGTTTCAGTTTATGGGAGCACCACGAACTCATAGATGGGCGGGAAGGCAGGTACAGCTGCAGAACCTTCCACAAAATCATCTGTCTGATCTTGATGGAGCACGTGGTCTTATTAGAGATGGAAACTTTGAAGCATTGGATTGTCTTTACGATTCAGTGCCTCAGGTGCTTTCAGAATGTATCCGAACAGTGTTTATTCCTGCTGCAGGTATGAAGTTTTGTGTGGCTGATTATTCAGCTATCGAAGCTCGCTGTATGTCTTACATGGCAAAAGAAGACTGGCGTATACAGGCATTTGCAAATAATGAAGATATTTATTGTTCTTCAGCATCTATCATGTTTGGTATTCCAGTTGAAAAGCATGGTCAAAATAAAGAGTATCGTAAGTACGGGAAGATCGCAGAATTGGCACTTGGATACGGTGGATCCTGTGGTGCTTTAAAAGCGATGGGGGCACTTGATATGGGAATCGCTGAAGAGGAATTACAACCACTTGTAGATAACTGGAGAAGTAAAAATCCACATATTGTACAGTTCTGGTGGGATGTTGATCGTGCTGCAAAAGAATCAGTTGTTAATCATACGCGTATCGTTACGCATGGATTAGTGTTTTGCCGCGATGGTAATATGCTGACTATTAGGATTCCTTCAGGAAAGAAGCTACACTATATCAAACCAGAAATAGGTATCAATAAATTTGGTGGGGATTGTATTACTTATATGGGGCTTGGACCAACACGCAAGTGGGAACGATTAGAAACTTACGGTCCTAAACTTTGCGAAAACGTGATCCAGGCAACGTGTCGCGATATATTGGCCAATGCGTTAGAGAATCTTAAGGATTACTCTATTTGTGCGCACGTGCATGATGAAGTCATTATTGAATGTCCAATGGAGACATCACTTGATGAAATCTGTGAAAAGATGAGTCAATCACCATCATGGATGAGTGGTCTTTTACTAAAAGCAGATGGCTTTGAAACACAATATTATAAAAAAGATTAAATTATCTTACTCAACAGAGCTGTTCACGTCCTTTGTACTTTGAAGGAAGCGAACAGCTTTTCCTTCGGAACGGAGGAAACTATATGGATACATCATGACTGATTCAATCGTGCTTATAAAAAAATAAAAATAAGGAGGATTGAAATCATGCACGATATTACACACACACATGTTGTTATTAACAACAAACGTATTAAAGGTTTAGAACTTGAAGGAAGTCTAGAAAATTCTTATATGAATACAACGGCTGCAACTACTGGATTCGATCAGAATCCTATGGCTATTGCTCACTTCCATTTAGCAGGAACAGGCATCGATGTCGTCGATGAAGTAGATGAAGATGGGAATACATCAGGCATCATCTTAGTTGCTGATACTAATACTGATCTTGCTTTACTTGGAGAAGCTTTAACTTTTGCAGGTGATGTACTGTTTAACACTCTACTTAAAGAAGCAAAAGAAGCTAATAAGGAGGAACATCATCATGCCTAGTACAAAAGAAGCTCTTGTTCAGATGAATGGACAATATGTAAAAACTAAAATTAAAACATTTAGTACAGGTAAAACTCATATCACAACAGAGGTTGGTACTAATGGTTTAAAAGTCGGCGAAAGAGATAAAGGGAGTAGAACTTATTTCTCATTCGAACAGTTAGAAGGAGACTTCCTACCTGGTCTCATTTATGACGAAGACGATCATCCTATTGGTATTGATTTGTGTACGTGCGGGGATGATGCTCTTATCACAACACTTAAAAATTTGAAATATATAATTGCACAACTTGAATTGAAGTTAGTTTCTGATGATGAGGTGTAGTTATGTTAGAAAGCAGTATTGAAAAAGCACTTGTCATGCAGGCAAGACGTAAAGGTGGAGTGGCTTTGAAGTTTGTCTCACCTGGTACTGCTGGTGTTCCTGATCGTTTAGTACTTCTTCCTGGTAAGAAAATAGCGTTCGTGGAACTTAAGGCTCCAGGTAAAAAGCCGAGACCATTACAAATAAAACGCAAAGAACAAATTGAAGCATTAGGATTTAAAGTTTGGGTTATCGATCAAATTGATGAAGTACCATGGGTGCTTCGTGAGATTGAAGGAAGTGATGGTTCATGAAATACATAGCACATGACTATCAAAGATATGCTACTGAGTTCATTGAAACACATCCTGTGTCTGCTCTTTTCTTAGATCTAGGGTTAGGTAAAACAGTTGTTACTTTAACAGCGGCTTGCCACTTGCTTGATAGAAATGAAATTGACAAAGTTCTCGTGGTAGCACCTAAAAGAGTCGCAGAGATGACATGGCCTGAAGAAATCGAGAAGTGGGATCACACCTGTGGTTTGACTTGGTCTTTGATCGCTGGAAGCGCAAAAAAGCGTTCAATAGCAGTAAATGCAAGAGCTGATATTTATATCATTTCTAGAGATAACTTGAAGTGGCTTGTTGAGAAGACTGACTTTGATTTTACAAGATGTATGGTCGTTCTTGATGAGTTGTCTTCATTCAAAAGTTGGAAATCACAAAGATTTAGAGCTCTTATGTCTATTAGACCGTACATAACGCATATTGTTGGGCTTACAGGAACACCAAGTTCTAATGGCTTAATGGATTTGTTTGCTGAATATAAAGTTCTTGATATGGGGAAAAGACTCGGTCGATATATTACACATTATCGTGATAGATACTACTTGCCAGATAAAAGAAACGGAGAAGTTATCTTCTCATGGAAACCTAAGCAAGGTGCTGAAGAAACTATCTATAAGAAGATTAGTGATATCACGATCTCTATGAAAGCACAGCATCGTTTAAAGATGCCAGATATCGTATACAACGAATACCCAGTCCAAATGAATTCTAAGGAATGGAAGGTTTACGAAGGTATGAAAAAGAACATGGTGGAAGAACTTAATGATCAAGTGATTGACGCAATGAATGCAGCAACACTTACATCTAAACTTTTACAACTAAGTTCTGGTTTTGTTTATACGGATGATAAATTTGCTATTCCATTTCATGAACATAAGTTAGATGCACTCGAGGATATTATTGAAGCTGCTAATGGACGTCCGATTCTAGTCGCTTATTGGTTTAAGTCAGATCTTGAGCGTATTAAGAGAAGATTTCCTGATGCTGTTGATCTTAAGAAGACTGAAGATTTTAAACGTTGGAATAATCGCGAAATTGTTATTGGATTAATCCATCCAGCTTCTGCAGGACATGGACTTAATTTGCAACGAGGTAGTAATACGATTGTTTGGTATGGACTTACATGGTCGTTAGAACTTTATCAGCAAACAAATGCTCGTATTTATCGTCAGGGTCAAACAGATACAGTTATTGTCGAACATATTATTACTAAAGGAACAATTGATGAAGATGTTCTTGATGCACTTAAGAATAAAAGACAAATGCAGGATGCACTTATTCATGCCGTCAAAGCAAATATAGGAGGTAGAAAACATGATTAGAAGTTATTTAGATCTCAAAAAAGCAACTGTGAATGCGATATGTGATTACAAGAGTATGCAATTCATTATTGATACTACAAGCGATGAAATTAAATCAAAATATAACAAGATGATGGGAATTAGCTCACCATCCTATACCGACTTACCAAAAATTAAGGAAAGCCGTTCACCAACAGAAAAGATGAATGATGCACTTGCTGATATTGATCTTTTAAAAGAAAGATACAAACAAGCAGTTGAATACATGGCTTGGTTTGTACCTTGTTGGGAAGAACTCTCTGATGATGAGAGATACATTCTTGATACGTTTTATCTAAATGAAGATACAAAGACAGAAGCGGTCTACTGTATCTGTGATTACTTTGGAATCGAACGTAGTTCTGCTTATCGATATAAAGACAAAGCACTAGAACACTTATCAACTTTACTTTATGGAAAATAGGAGATAGAGATCATGACAGAAATTTTAAAATCATCGGTCGTTGTAGACGATCGAACTATCAACGGGTATGAAATGGCAGCTGCATTAGGTGGGCACGTAGTTGAAACAACAGCTGCTTCTTCAGGTTACGCGCCTATACCGTCAGGCATTGTCCATATTCGATTCACTGGTGCTGAAGTAGAAGTAAAAGCAGATGATGAAGGTATTGTTCTAATTGCTAGGGACAATCGCGATCTCGCACTTCTAGGACAAGCACTTAGTTTTGCAGGAGACACATTATTAAATCAACGTTTAGGAGTTGATGAAGATGAAAGTTAATATCGCTACTGCTGAATCGTATAACGCTATGAAGTGGAAGAATCAGCAGTGGGAGAGTTCTTTTCTTATTGCTAAGTTAGCTACTACAACAAGAACACCAGAAACAGTGGCTGAATATCAAAGCATGGATAAAGATTCCAAACTTAAAGTTAAAAATCAAGGTGGGTTTGTTGGTGGAAAGTTGAATAGGAATGAACGAAAAACTGAAAATGTTATATCAAGATCATTTCTGAGTTTAGATGCTGATAAAGCTGATGTTGGATTTATAGAACGATACACAAAACAGTGCAAGTACGAATCAGTTCTTTATACGACGCATTCGCACACACCTGAGAAGCCACGTGTTCGTTTAATTGTGTTTCTTAAAAGAGATATTACTCCTGATGAATATAATGCTGTATCTCGATTCTTTGCAGCAGAATGGGATATTAATCAGTTCGATAAGGTGAGCTTTTCACCAGCGCAGATGATGTTCTGGCCAAGCACACCTTTTGATGGAGAATATATCTATAAAGCTGTTCATGGAGACGTGTTAGATCCAGATGTGATTCTTAAAGCACATCCTGATTGGACAGACTTATCTACGCTTCCTCATATAGAAAATGAAGCAACTGTAAATAAACCAGGAAGTAGAAAGCAAGCAGATCCATTAACAAAGAAAGGTCTTATTGGAGCATTCAATAGGACCTATTATCCTATTACGAAAGCAATTGATAAATTTCTATCGGATGTCTATGAGTCTACTGATAGGGATGATCGTTACAGTTTTATTAATTCAAAATCCATAGCAGGTGTACGTATCTATGATGCCAAGTTCATTTATTCATTTCATGCTACGGATCCTGCTTATGGAATGTTGCTAAATGCTTACGATATGGTTCGTGTTCATAAGTTTGGAACTGACGAAGATTCTAAGTCTTTAATGGATGAGTTTGCCTCAGGAATATTCGAGGTCTCAACACTATTACAAGATGAAAGAGAAGCTGAAGCAAAAGCTGAGTTTGAAGCAATAAATGAAACAAACTGGAAAGGAATGCTTAAGCGTGATCTAAAGGGAAAGATTAAAAACTCAATACCTAATATCGCTCTTATTGTTCAATACGATGAATACCTCAAAAATATCGTATATAACGAATTGTCTCACAGCATGGAGATTCAAGGTGAGGTTCCATGGAATAATCCCAGTAAGCATTGGAGAGACGCCGATGAAGCACAATACGTTTACTACGTTGAAAAGATGTATGGTACTTTCTCAGCAAGAAATTATAACGTCGGCTTAAAAAAGATCGTAGATGATCGTCGCTATCATCCCATCAAACTTTACTTTGAAAACCTTCCAGTTTGGGATGGTATTAAAAGGGTTGATACCTTGCTTATTGATTACCTTGGTGCTCCTGATAATGAATATGTGAGGGCTGTAACTAGAAAAACATTATGTGCTGCTGTGCGACGTATTCAAGAACCAGGAATTAAGTTTGATCAGATTCTTGTATTAAACGGACCTCAAGGAATTGGAAAGTCGACACTTGTTTCAAAGCTTGGTATGGAATGGTATTCAGATTCATTAGCAGTTAGTGATATGAACGATAAGAGTGCAGCTGAGAAACTTCAGGGATACTGGATTATGGAGATTGGTGAGCTTGCTGGACTTAAAAAGGCTGATGTTGATAAAGTAAAAGCTTTTGCTTCACGCCAGGATGACAAATATAGAGCATCATACGGTCATGTGGTTGAATCACATCCGCGTCAGTGTGTCTTAATAGGGACTACAAATGCTGATGCAGGTTATTTAAGAGACACAACTGGAAATAGACGATTCTGGGCAATAAGCACTCCTGGAGGAGGAACTCTTGCACCTTGGGATATATCACAAGAAGAAGTGGATCAGATTTGGTCAGAAGCAAAGGAAATAGCTAAGACTGAGGATTTATTTCTTAGTAAGGAACTTGTACCTGAAGCAGAAAAAGAACAGCGTAATGCAATGGAAGTTGATGAGCGTGAAGGTCTTGTGCATGACTATTTAGAACTGCTATTACCTGATAACTGGGATAATATGAGTCTTAACGATAGAAGAGATTATATAGATAATCCAGGTGAGTTTATGAATCCGATTGGAACTATTCAAAGACAGAAGGTCACTAATATGGAAATCTGGAGCGAGTGTTTTGGATACACGCCAAGAGATATGAAACCATCTGATTCTTATAAGATTGCTGCGATTATGGCAAGAATAGATGGCTGGCAAAAGAGTAACAAGTCTATGCGAACCAAGTTGTATGGTCGTCAGAGGTATTATATTAGGATAAAAGAACAAAAGAAATAAGTCGTATCCTTGTTCATAGTTGTTACGTAATAGTTGTTGACAGAAAATTATCGATATAATCGTCAATAATCGGTACTGTCAACAACTATAACAACTATATATATAAATATTTATATTTTATATAAGAGTAAATACGTATGTGTAAGTAAGAGAGATATATACGTAAATAAGTGCGTTTATAAAGTTATATAGAAAATAGTTGTGCTTGTGTACACAAATTGAAAAATATACGATTATATCAACAAAAAAGTGTACACAACTTATAAAACACAACTTATAAAACAAAGGAGAACAACTATTTATGGATAGAATTAATAAAAAACATTGGGGAGCATGTATGAATAAGTTAAAAGAAATTGGAGCTCCTCTTTATGGATGGAAATGCATTGATATGTTCGATGCAAAAGGTGACGAGGAGGATGAGTTATCTTATGCAACTTGTGATCTTTGTGGAAATACAAATGTAAGATTTGTTCATGTAATGAAGCATGATCAGTGGCCAGAAGTATTTGAAGTTGGATGTGTTTGTGCAGGTATTATGGAAGGAAATATTGATGCAGCAAGAGATCGAGAACGTTCGATGAAGAATAAAAAAAGTCGATTAAAAAGATTCATGACAACTCATACTTGGGTGCCTTACAAGAGTGGGTACAGAATTGCTTATAAAGGTAAATATGCCTATCTCTTTAGAGACTTTTATAATCCAGGATGCTTTTGTTTATCTTATCGTCGTAAATACTTTAGGATTTATAATGGTGCAAGAGTGAGGGATATGAATACAGCATTAGTTTATGCATTTGAATTGTTTAATTCCTAGGTGAGAAAACGTGGGACGCAATTATTGACGAATGGTAGTACTATTTGGTTGTGGGAAAAGTTCAAGGTCCCACGTTGACCTTCTGGGCTGTTTGTTGCCATAACGCGAAAGTGCAAGTGAGAATCTGTGAGACGCATCACTTGCACATTCATGTTATTATAGGTTTGTGGAAAGATGCCATGACGATGTTCTCCTTTCGTTTGAATTGGTCATTGTTTTTAATTGTGTGCCTGCACCAGTACGTTGATTGCTGATGCAGGCAACCTCCGTTTAGTAATTAATAAAGTCTTCTAAACTGATGAACGAATTGTAATCTGGGTGCTCCATGATGTATTCATGTTCAGATTCAGCCATGCTTAGTATTTCTAAGGCATCATACAACATATGTGCAACCTTATATTCCTGATTCTTGAAAGCTGAAACGAATGCTTCTCTTGTTTCAAGATAAGCTTCATGAATAGAGGGTTGTAAATATTCTAATTCTTCAAATTTTAGTTTCTTCATAGAAATAACCTTTCAGAGGAGAATATAGCACTTTTGATTGCGGAATAATCCGCAAATCAGATAGATTTCGTGCCAGAAAGGGCATATTTCAATAATATGAAAAATATCGCTTTTGTTAGAGACAAAATTTGCCAGAATGTTGACAGCTTTAATTCAAGATTTTTATTTTAGAAGATTTGTGCTATCGTTAATATTCGAGGTGAACCACATGATCGATAAGAAAGCAATTGGATATCACAACCTGGTTATAGCACTTGATGCAGCAGCTATGGATGCAGAATCAGCAAAGCTTGATGAAGAGCTTTGTAAAGCAATTAGGGATTTAGCACGTAAGGCTGATGAACTAAAAGAAGAGTAAGTTAAATAATAGAATAAGCCTTCGGTGAGTTTTAGAGCTTCTCATACGAAGGCTTTACTCTGGATAAGAAATTATCGTATGATATATTTATTGAAGGAGGATATGTGAGATGAGAATTGAGTTAAACGGACCAGGTCTAAATAAAAATTCAGTTATTGATGATTTTACTTTGATATATGGAAATAGAAGATATGATCTAAATTTGCTAAATGAAGCAGAATTAATTATAAACGCATCAATACTTATGCCAGGACAAATTAGATTGAATATTAGTGGTCAAATCGTAACATTATGTTTTGGAGTTAGTCAAAAAAATGAAGGGCAAAAAGCTTTAGATTATTTACAAACAATTATTGAAAATAGAAAACGTGAACAAGAAAAATATCAAAGAGAAAGAGACAATGAACTTAAGTTGTACGGAAAGCATATAAATAATATTCCTAAAGAGCATGCAACTGGAGAATTATTATATGAAATGAGTGTTGAAAACGGAGCTGGAGTTGGATTAACTCGAGCAACAGCAATTAAGCATTTTGATTTGATTGCTCTAAACCTTGTAGATGATGAAGAAGTAATTTTTACATTTATAGGATATTATAATTGGGATACACAAAATAAGTTAACTAATAATTGCGCTTTTGCGATTACGAATAAACGTATAATGATAGCACAAAATAAGCTAATTGGAGATTTTTCACAAAGTATAAGTTTGGATAGGATAAATGATGTTTCTATTAAGAACGGACTTATTATAGGTGTAATAACAATTGATACTTCAAAAGAAATATTTCAGGTTGGTGCTAACAAAGCTATTATTCAAAATATATATCATCAAATACAGCTTGTTATTGAAAAAGCAAAACAATTAAAAAGTAAGCAACAAACTCAACATGTAATCGTAAAGAATGATAACCAACTCAATTCAGAAAAGAATGTTGTGTTGCAGTTAAAAGAAATGAAAGAATTACTAGATCTTGGCATACTTACACCCGAAGAATTTGAAAAGAAAAAGAAAGAATTGCTAAATTTATAATTGCATAGACATTAAGCCTTCAGACCATTCCTCATCTGTTCTTGAAGGCTTTTCGTTTGCAACGAAGCAAAGGAAGTGAACGAACATGCCCAAGGCACCAAGACGAGGCTGTGCGTACCAAGGTTGTCCTAAGCGAGCTGTTGAAGGCTCGTCGTATTGCGCAGAGCATAAGAAGCAAATGGATAAAGACTACGAGAAGTACGGACGTCACTACAAGACACATCAAAGGTACGGAAGGAACTGGAAGCGTGTAAGAGACAAGTATATAAAGCTTCATCCTATTTGTGAGGAATGTTTAAAGCTGCATAAGATAACGATCGCTTCGCAGGTTCATCATCGTGTTCCTATCAGTGAAGGTGGCAGCAATTCATTTGATAACTTAGAAAGTGTATGCGATGCATGTCACAATAAAATTCATAATTCTCGTAAAGAAGAATATCATTATTAATTTGTAAAAATTACACGGTGGGGGGGGGTAGTAAATCTCTAAAAGTCTGGTCACAAAAATAACGCGCCCAACCTTCGTGTGCACGTTTTGAATACCAAACAGGGAATTTACCCTAAGGAAGGTGAAACAATGGCCAAGGATGGAACAAATCGTGGTGGATTAAGGTTTGGAAACAACGGAAGACCTAAGAAACCACTTGTAGAAAAGATTGAAGATGGTGATCTTAATGCTTCAGTTGTACAGTTACCTGAAACAGTAGAAATTGATGGAAAAGATATGCCACCGGTTAAAAGTTATATGCAGAAGCAACAGCGTGATGGGACAGATCTATGCGCTGAGGAAGTATACAAAGATACCTGGAACTGGTTAAAACAAAGAGGTGTCACAAGACTTATAAATATTCAGTTGGTTGAGGAGTATGCTATGGCTGTCGCGAGATGGATTCAAACAGAGAATGCTATTTCCGAGTTCGGTTTACTTGCTAAACATCCAACAACAGGACAAGCAATCGCTAGTCCATACGTTTCTATGTCTCAACAATATATGAAAACAGTAAATCAATTATGGTATCAGATTTATCAAATTGTACGAGATAACTGTGAGACTGCATACACTGGAAATACTCCACAGGATGATGCAATGGAACGTTTATTAAGAGCAAGGAAAGGTTAATGCTTATGAGTGATGAAATAAAGAAATTAGAATATGAACTTGTAGAAGTAGAAAAGTTAATACCATACGCTAGAAATTCCAAACAACATGATGAAAAGCAAATCGATCAGATTGCAGCTAGCATCAGAGAGTTTGGATTTTTAAGTCCAGTTGTAATTGCACAAGACAACACAATCTTGGCTGGGCACGGACGTATTCTTGCTGCTAAGAAATTGAATCTTAAAAAAGTACCTTGTGTGCGTGAAGACCATTTGACTGAAGCGCAGCGACGTGCATTCGTGATTGCTGATAACAAAATCGGTGAGAACGCAACATGGGATCAAGAAATGTTAGCAGTAGAAATTGCTGATTTGAAAGAACAGGCTTTTGATTTAAGTCTGCTCGGTTTTGATGATAAAGAACTTAGTTCAATCTTTGATACTGGTAATGATGGAGAAGAAGATACATTTGATGTAGACGGTGAGTTAGATAATCCGGTGTTTTCTAAAACTGGAGATGTTTGGACATTAGGAAAACATCGTTTAGTTTGTGGAGATTCAACAAAAGAAGAAACATATAAAGTGCTCATGGGTGAAAAGTTAGCTAACGTCGTAATTACGGATCCACCATACAATGTCAACGTTGAAAAAACTGCTGGAAAGATCAAGAATGATAATATGAAGAATGATGAATTCTATACTTTTCTTTTATCAGCTTTTACTAATATGTATAAGTCTATGGTTGATGGTGCAGCGATATATATTTTCCATTCAGATTCAGAAAAGGTGAATTTTTATAATGCCTGCGTTAATGCTGGTTTTCATTATTCGTCTACATGCATCTGGGTGAAAGATTCACTTGTTATTGGTCGAGCAGATTATCAGCAAAAGCATGAACCGGTTCTTTATGCGTTTAAGGACACGAAGCCTCATGTGTTCTATGGGGACAGAAAACAAACAACAACATGGTCATTCCCTAGACCTAAGAAGTCTGATCTTCATCCAACAATGAAGCCGATCCCATTGCTTTGCTATCCAATGAAGAATTCAAGTATGGCGAATTGTATCGTGCTCGATCCATTTTTAGGATCTGGTTCAACTTTGATTGCTGCAGAGCAGATGGATCGTATTTGTTATGGAATTGAACTTGATGAGAAGTTCTGTGATGTCATTGTTAAACGATATATAGAACAAGTTGGGACAGATGAAAATGTGTCTGTTGAACGTGATGGAAAGATCTATAAATTCAGTGAAATATGTAGTTCTTAAGTCTTTCTTATTTGTACATAATTGTGTTGCTATTAATGTGCTTTAGAGTGATATATGTACGTGCAAGAACGATACTTGCAGGAGGAAAGTACATGAAGATATCAACAGAACAGCAAGTCGCTGAAATGAAAAAGCAAACCATTGGTGTAGAGGTAGAAATGAATAACATCACCAGAGAGAAAGCAGCAAAGTATGCAGCAGAATATTTTGGAACAGGAAACTATGAATACACAGCCATGCGCAACGGATACCAAACTTGGAGCGTATGGGATCAGGATTCAAGAGAATGGAAATTCCAAAAGGATATATCAATTGCAGGACCTGACGATCAAAAGTGTGAATTGGTTACACCAATCTTAGAATATAAGGACATAGAACTTTTACAGGGATTGGTTAGAGTTTTAAGAAAGCATGGTGCAAAGAGCGATCCAACACGCGGGTGTGGCGTACACATTCATATTGGAGCACAAGACCATACACCACAGAGCTTACGAAACTTAAGCAATATTATGGCGGCACATGAAAGTCAGATAGGAAGAGCTATAAAGATTGACCAAGCAAGAAGTAATAGATTTTGCAAAACAGTCGACCCAGAGTTCTTAGCACAGCTAAATAAAAAGAAACCTAAGACGATGGAAGCTTTATCGGATATCTGGTATAAGAGTCAGGGAGAAAGCTACGGCCGAAATTCACACTACAATGGAAGCAGATATCACATGTTAAACCTACACGCAACTTTTACAAAGGGAACAGTTGAATTTAGATTATTCCAATTTTCTGCACCAGCAGATGGTAAAAGAAACGGGCTACACGCAGGTGAGTTGAAAAGTTATATTCAGCTTTGCTTAGGAATGAGTCAGTTAGCAAAACAGGTAAGATTCGCTTCACCAAAGCCGCAGCAGACAGAAAACGAAGCTTACGCATTTAGATGCTGGTTACTTAGACTTGGCTTTATCGGAGACGAATTCAAAACTGCAAGAAAGATCTTGTTAAAGAACATGGGAGGCAACAGCGCATGGAGAAGCAAATAACAAATAAAAATCGAAAGGGGTTCAAGGTGGTAATCACCGAGACCTCTTCTCGAGAGATCATTGTCTATAAAGATGATCTTAAAGGATTTACACCTGAGGAAGCAGAACAGACTGTACGTGATTGGTGGTTAAATCAACAAATCATTCTTACTGCAGATGACTTCAACGAAGTTAACTTTGAATGCAAAGGAGAAGTTGATCGATGAAGTACTATTTAGCTTATGGAAGTAATCTTAATATGGCACAAATGGCAAGACGATGTCCGGATGCGATCCCTGTTGGTTATGCAACTATCAACAATATGCAATTGTTGTTTAAAGGATCGAAGACAGGATCTTATCTAACAGTTGAAAAGAAATACGGATCTAAAGTTCCAGTTGGTGTTTGGGCTATTAGTGATGAAGATGAGATGGCATTAGATTTATACGAAGGATATCCAAACTTTTATTATAAGCAAATTCTAAAGTTACGGGTTTATGATTTTCTGCATCATAAAGCGCAGAATGTTGAAGCTCTTATTTATATTATGCACGAGGAACGTTTGTTAGGAACACCTCGACAAGATTATATAGATACGTGTTTAGAAGGCTATCAACGATTCGGATTTGATATTAATTATCTGAGAAAAGCATTGGAAAATTCTATCGATAAATAGTACATAATTATCTTGATATAAGTGTGCTTTAGAGTGATATATGTACATGCAAGAAGCACAGGAGGAAATAACAATGACAAGATTTGAACAGGAATTAAGCGGAAAGCTTGGAGCTTTCTGGGAAAGACATGCAAAGGAAGAATTAGCACAGGTTGCTAAGGAAATCGAAAACGGAGAAATCACAATTGATGATAACGGAGTTGCAAGAAACTACATCGGGAGAGTTCTTATGAACGACATGTTAGAAAAGGTTGTAATGATTACAGACAAGGTAAACGTTGAAGCAACGAGAGCAGCAAGAGAAGAAGAAGTAAGCGGATGGCTTAACGAATTAAGATTTGAAGAACCAAGCGAAGAAGAGCTTGCAGAACAGAGAGCAGCCTTTGGAGAAGGAACAAGAATGGTTAACATTCTTACAGGAAAACATTACACACTTTAAAACCAGGAGCCAATTAGGCTCCTTCTAAATAAAAGATGAGGAGACAATAAACATGCTAACAACATTAGATACACGTAAGATGGTTGATGAGATTGCAATTTCTTTGCAGCAGTCTTTTGACAAACAAACTGAAACAGAAGAAGGAGATCTTATGGATTTGATGGATAAATATACACAAGTTGAAGAACCAGTTGGGATTGCGATTGACTTCCCAAGAAAATTATTAGGCGAAGATGAAGCAGAGAGATTAAGAAATCTTCTTTCATCTAAAGGACCTTTAATTAAGAAAGCACTTGGAGTTGAAACATTAGATTTCGAAGTTAAGGAAGATCGTATAAACTTCCCTTGGTTTAATAGAGAGATTGAGCAGGAAGAGTTACTTGTCTATGCACGATTTATTAGAAAATTAATACAGAGAGCTAAAGATGCAAGCATCATTCATCCTGAATTCAAGCAGCCAACAAATGAGAAGTATGCATTTAGATGCTTCTTACTTAGACTTGATTACATTGGAGATGAATACAAAGTCGATCGAAAGATGCTGCTTAAGAACTTCACTGGCTCATCAGCATTTAGAAATGAGGTGGGAGAAAATGGTTTTGCCAACTAAGTATATGATAGAAGTTTTAAAGCAAAAATATAAACCAGGTTTAAGAGTGAGATTAACAAGTATGAAAGATATACAGGCACCACCAATTGGAACACTCGGAACTGTTATTGGTGTCGATGATGTAGGAACAATTCATGTGGCTTGGGATACAGGCTCAACATTAGGTGTTGTCTATGGTGAAGACACATGTATCTTGGTATAAAAGAAAATGCCTGATCGATGGACCAGGCTTGCATTTAAAAGGCATTCACATTAGAGGAATGCTTTTTAAGTGTAACATAAATAAGGAAGTGATGGTATTGGAAACTTTACATGCACTTTATGGTGATCGACTTATAATACTTGAAGAGCGATTGCTTAAAATGTGTCCAACAGAAGTTGGAGAAGAATATTATAATTCGTGCTTTAGACTGTACTTTAATTTTAAACGGGATCCCTCCTGGATGTGGTTAGATCTCTTAGAAGAGCAGTTAAATAAAGTACATTAATAGCTTGATATATAGTGGCTTTAGAGTGATATATAGTGTACCAAAAGAAAAGGAGTACACAATTATGGAAAAGACAAACAGTGTGTTGGAAAACAAGGAAATGGTAATAGACTTAGGAATCCACCGAGATATTTATTGGGGATATCACCATGCAAAGAGAAATGGAAACGAAGTTATTGATTTCAATGATTTGAAATGGCCTGACGAAGTTCCACAGATTGTAGATCAGCTTAGAACATTAAACATTCAGGAATTTACAATCAGCTCAACTTGGACAAGCCTTATGGATGTTCTCGCAGCATTTAGTATGGAGAATGTTGAGATGCAAGGAATGACACAAATCTTAACTGGGGATACAGACTTTGAAACAGGAATGCCTATTTACAAGAATGCAATCCTAATGAGAATTGCTTAGGAGGAATGAAATATGACAGTTGGTGAATTAATTGAATACTTAGAAGACTTCGATCAAGAAGCAGAAGTCAAGATTGCTTATCAACCAGGCTGGCCACTAGAGAATGTGGTTGGGCAGGTTAACGAAGCAAACGGTGATGTATATATTGTAGAAAGTACAAGTCATACAAATAACTATGCACCACATGGTGTATTTGAAGAATATTAAGGCCGGGAGGTCTTTTTATTATGGAGAGACTACAGAATTACACACCAACTCGTTTTATGGCACCTAACTCACATTATGATAAAGGTGCTGCTGATTATGCTTGTTCTTTTATTGAAGCTCTGTGCCATACAAAGGGAAAATGGGCAGGAAAACCATTTCATTTAATTCCTTGGCAAGAGCAAATTATAAGAGATCTGTTTGGTGTGCTAAAGCCTAATGGATATCGTCAATTTACACAAGCATATATAGAAATTCCTAAAAAACAAGGTAAATCTGAGCTTGCTGCTGCGGTAGCTTTACTTTTGCTTTGCGGTGACGGCGAAGAACGCGCAGAGGTGTACTCCTGTGCTTCCGACAGACAGCAAGCTTCCATTGTCTTTGAAGTAGCAGCAGACATGGTTCGTATGACTCCTGCATTGGCCAAACGTGTGCAAATATTGCGCTCTAAGAAGCGTTTGGTTTATAAACCAACAAATTCTTTCTATCAGGTTTTAAGTGCAGAAGCGTACTCAAAACATGGGTTCAATATTTCAGGATTAATCTTTGACGAACTTCATGCATTACCGGATCGTAAACTATTTGATGTTATGACAAAAGGATCAGGTGATGCTAGGACACAACCGTTATTCTTTGAGATCACTACAGCGGGAACAGATACACATTCAATCTGTTATGAGGTCCATCAGAAAGCTGACGATATTCTACACGATCGTAAACACGACTCAACATTCTATCCAGTGATCTTTGGTGCAGCTTCTGAGGAAGACTGGACTGACCCTGAAGTATGGAAAAAGGCTAATCCATCTTTAGGAATTACAGTTGATATAGAAAAGGTTCATGCTGCTTGTGATTCTGCTAAAGAGAATCCAGCAGAAGAGAATACCTTTAGACAGCTAAGATTAAATCAATGGGTGAAACAAGAAGTACGTTGGATGCCAATGGATAAATGGGATGCATGCAACTTTAAAGTTGATCCAAAAGAACTAGAAGGTCGTATTTGCTATGGTGGACTAGATCTTTCATCTTCAACAGATATTACTGCATTCGTGCTTATATTTCCTCCCTTAGATGAGGATGATAAATATCAGATACTTCCGTTCTTTTGGATTCCTGAGGATACGCTAGAGCTCAGAGTGCGAAGAGATCATGTGCCTTATGACGTTTGGGAGAAACAAGGATTCTTACAAATGACAGAAGGAAATGTAATCCACTATCGTTATATAGAAAACTTCATAGATGAATTAGGTAAGAAATACAACATCAAAGAAATTGGATTCGATAGATGGGGAGCTGTTGAAATGACACAGGTTCTTGATGAAATGGGTTTTGAAGTTGTACCTTTTGGGCAGGGCTTTAAAGATATGAGTCCGCCAACAAAGGAACTATATAAGCTTGTTTTAGAAAAGAAGATAGCACATGGTGGTAATCCAATTCTAAGATGGATGATGGATAACATCTTTATTCGAACTGATCCTGCTGGAAATATTAAAGCAGACAAAGAAAAATCGACTGAAAAGATAGATGGTGCTATTGCAACTATCATGGGACTTGATCGTGCAATAAGAAATGGAAACCAGGAAGCAGAATCAGTCTATGATAGTCGTGGTTTGATGTTTATATAGAATTTAATAAAGTTAACTAAAATGATTTTTATGATTATTTCCATGATATGGAAAAGATTTACTATGGTGGAACTGAAGCCCAGTGGAAGAAAATCACAAAAAATAAGGCACGCTCAGATATTGATGTTAAAGAAATTGTTTTTAATGCAAATCCAAACTCTTTATCTTAATGAATTTTTATTAAAGGACTTCTAATGAAGTCTTTTTGTTTTGAGTGAAAATGACTTCATATTTTCGAATATTATTAAATACATGCAATTATTAATAACTAATATATCTATAAATACAAGCATGAGGCATTAAGCAACCTTATGGTTGTTTAGCGCTTTTTTATGCCTTCTTGAAAGGAAGTGATGCTCGTATGAGCTTTTTAAAAGGACTCTTTAAAGCAAGAGACAAACCAACGAACCGTACAAGCGGGAGTGCCTGGAACTTTAGAACAGGTATGTCCAGTTCTGGTAAGCCAGTAACTCAGTTTTCTGCAATGCAGATTACTGCAGTATATGCGTGTGTAAGAATCCTTGCTGAATCAATAGCAGGATTGCCACTTTATTTATACAAGTTGGATGCGTCAGGTTCTAAAGTAGCTGCAAATGATCATCCGTTATATAGACTACTTCATGATGAGCCAAATCCAGAAATGACAAGTTTTGTCTTTAGGGAAACTTTAATGACTCATCTTTTATTATGGGGAAATGCATATGCACAGATCATTAGAAATGGTAAAGGTGAAGTTGTTGGACTGTACCCACTTATGCCTAATCGTATGGTTGTTGATCGCGATGAAGATGGACATTTGTATTATCAATATACAGTTTCAGCTGATGATCCTAAAACAAATAAAGGATACACAGTTAACTTAAAACCAGAAGATGTGCTTCATATTCCTGGTTTAGGGTTCGATGGTTTGGTTGGATACAGTCCAATTGCAATGGCTAAGAATGCTATTGGTATGTCAATTGCTACTGAAGAGTATGGCGCAAAGTTCTTTGAGCATGGAGCTTCACCTTCAGGAATCTTAACGCATCCTGGTGTCGTAAAGGATCCATCCAAAATCCGAGATAGTTGGAACAGTGCCTTTGCTGGAAGCCAGAACGCAGGCAAGGTGGCCGTTCTTGAAGAAGGTATGGCTTATACGCCAATTTCGATTTCACCAAACGAGGCGCAGTTTTTGGAAACGAGAAAGTTTCAGATTGATGAGATTGCTCGTATTTTCAGAGTGCCAGCGCATTTGATTGGTGATCTTGATCATGCAACGTTTTCTAATATTGAGCAGCAGTCACTTGAGTACGTTATTTATACATTGGATCCATGGATCAAAAGATGGGAGCACGCAATGAAGCGCGCTCTTTTAAATGATCAGGAAAAAGATAAATACTATATCCGTTTCAATGTTGATGGATTGCTTCGTGGCGACTATGCATCCAGAATGTCTGGATATGCGACTGCAAGACAGAACGGATGGATGTCTGCAAATGATATCAGAAAGCTTGAAAATCTTGATCTAATACCACCTGAAGAAGGTGGAGATTTATATCTTGTAAATGGCTCCATGACAAAGTTGAAAGATGCTGGAGCATTCGCAGGATCACAAACTAAAGAAAGTGAGGAAGACACCAATGAAGACGAACAAGTTCTGGAAATGGGCGAAGAGGGTAAACAACCTGAACGCAGAAGAAGAGACAAGAACCCTATTCCTTAATGGGACTATTGCAGAAGAGTCATGGTTTGATGATGATGTTACACCGCAGCTTTTCAAAGATGAACTTCTAAGTGGAACAGGTGATATTACTGTGTGGATCAATTCTCCTGGAGGAGATTGTTTTGCAGCTGCTCAGATCTATAACATGCTTACCGATTACAAAGGTAAAGTCACTGTTAAGATAGATGGCTTGGCTGCATCAGCTGCATCGGTAATTGCAATGGCAGGTGACAAAGTTGTTGTATCGCCTGTATCAATGCTCATGATTCATAACCCTGCAACGATTGCTATGGGTGAACGAGGAGACATGGAACGTGCTATTGAGATGCTTGATTCAGTTAAGAATTCTATTATTAATGCTTATGTTAATAAGACTGGTCTTTCACGAAATAAACTCTCAAAGCTTATGGATGATGAAACTTGGATGGATGCAAACGCTGCAATCCAGTTACACTTTGCTGATGAAATCTTAAAACGTCCACATCTTAAAAAGGACGATGAGGAAGAGGATGAAGAGGATAAAGAAGCTTCACCTGCACCAGATCCTGACGAAGATAATGAAGATAAAGAAGAGACTGGGGAAGAATCTAAAGAAGAGGAATCCGAAGAAGATGATGAAGACGAAGATGAAAAGAAAAAGAATTTCCCAGGTGGAATGCTCTATTCATCAAGACAAATGACACGAACTTTTACAAATAAAGTGTGTGAACATTATAAAGAAAAAGCTTCTAAGACAAATGATAAGTATAAGGTTGAGGACTTAGAAAAGCGTCTCGATCTTTTACATAAATTCATATAAAGGAGGATTCAAGATCATGAATATTCAGGAATTAATTAAAAAACGTGCTCAGGCATGGGAAGCAGCAAAAGCATTCTTAGATGCACATCGTAATGATAAAGGTGTGTTGAACGATGAAGATGGTGCGACTTATGACCGCATGGAAAAAGAAATCACTGACTTAACTAAGGAGATTGAACGCTTAACAAGACAGCAGGCCATTGAAGATGAACTTAATAAGCCTTTATCAAAGCCAATCACTAATCATCCCATTGGTAATGAAACTGAAACAAAGACTGGTAGAGCGTCAGATGCATACCGCCAGGCCGCCTTAACAGCTATGCGTACTAAATTTAGACAGGTAAACAATGTTTTACAGGAAGGTGTCGATGCTGATGGTGGCTACTTAGTACCTGATGAATGGGATTCAAGACTTATCGATGTACTTGAAGAAGAAAACATCATGCGTAACTTAGCCACTAAGATCTCAACCTCTGGTGATCATAAAATCAATATTGCTGGCTCTAAACCAGCTGCATTATGGGTTGAAGAAGGCGGAGAGCTTACTTTTGGTGATGCTAAGTTCGATCAGAAAATGCTTGATGCGCATAAGTTACATGTTGCAGTTAAAGTTACCGAAGAACTTTTATACGATAACAAGTTTAATCTTGAAGGCTACATCAACACTCAGTTTGGTAAGGCTTTAGCTAACGCTGAAGAAGATGCATTCTTAAATGGTGATGGTGCAGGTCGTCCTACTGGTATTTTTGATCCAACAAACGGTGGCGAAGTTGCTATCACATTAGCTGCAACTACTATTAAAACTGATGATATTTTAGATTTAATCTATGCCTTGAAGCGTCCATATAGAAAGAACGCTTCTTTTATTTTAAACGATTCTACATTAGCAGCAGTTCGTAAATTAAAGGATGCCAATGGTGCTTATATCTGGCAGCCATCTTATCAAGCTGGTGAACCAGACCGTCTTTGTGGCTATCCAGTTCATACATCAGCTTACTGTCCTGAATTAAAAGCTGGAGAAGCTTGCATTGCATTTGGTGATTACAGCTACTACAACATTGGTGATCGTGGTACACGTTCATTCCAGGAACTTCGTGAATTATACGCAGGCAATGGTATGATTGGTTACGTTGCTAAAGAACGTGTAGATGGTTTACTTGTACTTCCTGAAGCAGTACAGATTCTTAAGTGCGGTGGCACTAAGGCATCTTCTTCTGAAGGGTAATGAATATTATGTTCTTGTTTAGAGTCATTGGGATAGCTTACGCTGTCTTGATGGCTCTTATTATTTTCAAGTGTAGGTGAATACTATGGTAAGTCTTGAAGAAGCAAAACTGTATCTAGCTATTGATCATGATGATGACGATCAAATACTGCAAAGTATGATTGACTCATCTGAGCAAATTGTTGCTGATGTAATGCGCGTTGACAACATTGAGAAAGTTCAGCAGAACATTAGAGTTGCTATTTTATATGCGGTTGCTTATATGTATGAGCACCGCGAAGAAGCAGATCTACGTTCTTTAACGCTGAATTTAAGAGCTTATCTATTTGGAGTAAGGGAGCCAGGTTTCTGATGAATATTGCATTATTAAACACAAAAGTAACGATTCAAAGAAATGAAATCGTTGTGGATGAAATAGGAAATCATTCAAATGAATGGATTGACTACTTTACATGCCATGGCACGATTTCAGGTGAGTCGGGAAATGAGCCAGAAATCGCTGGTCAGGTAAAAGACACTGTGATCATGGATGTGACCATGCGATGGTGTTCCTTAACGAAAAAGATAGATAAGACGCATTACAGACTAAAGCTTAATGATGAAATATACAACATCATCAACGTTGATCATATGAACTACAAGCGTAAATGTATAAAGCTTAAGTGCGAGAAGGTGAGATCATGAGTGACAAAGTATCAATAGATGAACTAGCTTCTGAAATTATTAAAGGTTTTGAGGAATATGTTGATCTTACAACCGACTCAATGAAGAAGGCAGTAGAAAACGCAGGAAAAACTGTAGCAAAGCATATCCAGGAAAATGCTCCAAAGCGAACAGGCAAGTATGCAAAAAGCTGGACGTCTACGACCACGAGTGAAACCTCTTCAAAGATTCAAGTGGTTGTCTATTCAAAGAATCGTGCATGGCTCACACACCTATTAGAGAATGGTCATGCAAAAAAGAACGGTGGACGTGTGGCAGCTCATCCTCATATAGCACCAGCTAAAGAGCTTGGAGTAACTGAGCTTGAGAAAGAGATCCAGAAGGCTTTAGAAAATGAATAAACTTATTCTAGAGATGCTAAATGTTATAGGACTTCCTTATGCGAATACCTGCTTTGCAGAAGGTGAAGCTCCCGCTCTGCCTTATGTAATTTTTTTAATACTAAATAATGATGATCTGTTTGCAGATGGTGAGAACTATTATAAACAGATCATTGTTCATTTTGAGCTTTATACAGAAAAGAAGAATATTACTGCTGAAGAGAAAGTTCAGCAAGTGCTTAAACAATATGGTATTACCTATTCAAAAACACAGACCTGGATAGCATCAGAAAAGATGTATGAGGTCTTGTATACATTCGAATTGGAGGATGAAGAAGATGACTGCTAAGAAGAATAAAGTAAAGTTCAATCTTAAGAATGCTTATTACGCTAAGATTCTTGAGATGACGCAAACAAATATGACATTCGATACTCCAGTGCCTCTACCAGGTGCTGTTTCTTTATCTCTTGATGCAAATGGAGAAAATGAAAACTTCTATGCTGATGGTGGAGTGTATTATGTAATTTCAAATAACCAGGGATATGAAGGTGACTTCGAATTAGCAATGATTCCTGAGTCGTTTAGAATTGATATCCTTGGTGAAGCATTAGATAAAAACAAAGTTTTATTTGAAAACGCTAATGTAGAAACAAGTCCATTTGCTTTCTTGTTTGAGTTTGATGGCGATGTTAAGCATATCAAGCATGTTATGTATAACTGTACTGCGTCACGTCCAGGTATTGAGTCAGCAACTAATGAAGAATCTAAGGAAGTTAAAACTGAGACTCTTACATTATCAGCTGCACCAACACCAACTGGATTAGTAAAAGCCAGAACTGCTGATGAAACAGATACAACAGTTTATAACGACTGGTATAAATCAGTCTATATTCCTGATGTAACAGAAGCTGTGACAGGAGATGACATTTAATGGCTATTAAGCAGATGATTGAAATTGATGGACAGCAGGTTGCATTTAAAGCATCTGCTGCCATTCCTCGTATTTATCGTATCAAGTTTGGAAGAGACATATATAAGGATTTAAGAGAACTGGAAACAGGAATCAATAACAATAATCCAGATGCATCCTCACTTGATACCTTTTCATTAGAAATCTTCGAAAATATAGCTTATACAATGGCGAAGCATGCTGACAGCAATGTTCCTGACTCTGTTGAGGAATGGCTAGATAGCTTTAATACATTTTCTATTTATACGATCCTTCCTCAGCTCATCAAGCTTTGGGGATTGAACGTTCAAACAGATGTTGAAGCTAAAAAAAACTTAGAAGCATCGATCGCCAGATGACAACTCCATTGTTTATGCTGAGATGCCTGCAGATTGGACTTCATTTAAATGAGCTAGAGCTGCTTACTATTGGCATGGTCAATGATATGTTTGTTGAAAGTCAGAATGATGATTATAACTATCCTCAGCTGGCAAACCAGGAAGATTTCGATAGATTTTAAAAAGGAGTGTGACCTCACATGGCCAACCGTATCAAAGGACTTACAGTTGAGATTGGTGGGGACACTACCAAACTACAAACTGCTTTAAAAGATGTAAATGCTAAAATCAGAACAACACAAACTGATTTAAAAGACGTTAACAGATTGCTTAAACTTGATCCAGGAAATACAGAGCTTGTTGCACAGAAACAAGCTCTTTTATCTAAATCAGTTGAAGCGACTGAAGAGAAATTAAAGACATTGAAAACTGCTTCTGAACAGGCAAATCAAGCGTTAAAAGATGGAACAATATCTCAGGAACAGTATGATGCGCTTCAGCGAGAAATCGTAGAGACGGAAACAAAGCTTAAATCATTAAAAAATCAAATTGATGATAACAAGACTTCATGGGAAGATGAAATGAAAGCTGCTGGCGAATCCATGCAGAAGACAGGCGAAAAAGTGACAGAAGTTGGTAAGGGCATGTCCAAGTACGTCTCCGTTCCGATCGCAGCGGTTGGAGCTGCAGCACTAAAATCGTTTGATGAAGTAGACAGTGGATACGATATTATTGTTAAGAAGACAGGAGCTACTGGTAAATCTATGGAAGAGTTGGAAAAAGTGGCCAATAATGTATTTGGTGACCTTCCAACTGATATGGAATCCGTAGGAACTGCAGTTGGTGAAGTAAATACACGATTTGGTGTTACTGGTAAAAAACTGGAAAGTCTATCTAAGACTTTTATTCAGTTTGCAGAAGCTAATGATACTGATTTAAATGCTTCTATTGGAAATACAAATAAAATAATGAAACAGTTTGGTGTAGATTCAGGACAAACAAAAAATGTTCTAGGTCTTTTAACTAAGCGTGCTCAGGAAACAGGTATCAGTATAGATGATCTTTTTAATTCGCTACAGAATAATGGATCTACATTAAAACAGATGGGATTCAATCTGACGCAATCTACGAATCTCTTGTCGGAGTTCGAGAAGAACGGTGTCAATTCTGGTACAGCATTAGCAGCTTTAAGAAAGGCAACGATTCAGTATACCAAAGAAGGTAAGACTGCTTCCAAGGGATTAGGTGAAACAATAACTCAGATTAAAGGTGCAACTACAGAAACTGAAGCTTTAACGATCGCACAGAAGGTCTTTGGTACCAAAGGTGCAGGTGAAATGACTAAAGCTATTCGTGAAGGTCGTTTCTCTATAGATAATCTTAATGAGTCAAGGGATCAGTATGGAAACACTGTTGAAGACACTTACAATGGAACACTTGATGGTGTAGATAACTTTAAGATTGCTATGAACAATTTGAAGCTTGCACTCGGTGAGCTTGGTGGAGCAATTAGTGATGTAGCTGGACCAATACTTCAGGGACTTGCAAATGTATTAAAAGCAGTGGCTCAGTGGCTTGGATCACTTCCAGGACCAGTAAAAACGGTTATTGTTGTTATTGGTGGCATTGTAGCTGCCATAGGTCCTGTGCTTGTTGTGATCGGAACTCTTATGAGCAAAGTGGGAGCAATTATGACAGTTGGACCACAGATTATTAGTGGTGTTTCAACTCTCATGGGTGCTTTGCCGAGCTTGGGTGCAGTTATTGGAGCGATCTGTTCTCCAATTGGTCTTGTGGTGGCTGCGATTGCTGCGGCTATTGCTATTGGAGTTCTTCTCTATAAGAACTGGGATACGATCAAACAGGTTGCAGAAACAGTTTGGACTGCTATTAAAGGCTTCTTTGCTAATACATGGAATGCAATAAAAACTACATTTACAACTGTTGTTAGTGCTATAGGCACCTTTTTAAGTACCTCATGGAATGGTATCAAAACAGTTGTTTCAACAGTTTTTAATGCAATCAGCACATTCTTTACGACTATCTGGACAACGATTAAAACAACATTCACAACAGTTGTTGAAGCTATTAAAACTGCGTTGTCTACAGCCTGGACGGTAATGAAAACAACAGTGACTACTGTATTTAATGCAATTAGTACATTCTTTACAACAATCTGGGCGACGATTAAAACCACATTTACAACAGTTATAACTGCTATTAAGACAGCAATCTCAACGGCTTGGACTGCTATCCAGACAACAACGACTACTGTATTTAATACCATTAAAACCCTCATTTCAACTGTCTGGAATGGCATAAAGTCTGTTATTACAACCGTTATTAATACTATTAAAACTGTGATAAGTGGTGCCTGGAATTCAGTTAAAACAACGACTTCAACAGTGTTTAATACAATCAAATCTAAGATCAGCAATATATTCACTTCGTTATGGAATGGTATAAAGACTACTATGAACGGTATCGTTAATTCAATAAAGAATATCTTAGGTAAAGCAATTGATTTTATTACTGGTCTACCTAACAAAGCAATTCAGTGGGGTAAAGATCTCATGGGTGGCTTAAAGAAAGGTATTGAATCTGCTAAAAATGCAGTTGGTAATGCTGCTGAGACTGTTGCAAAGAACATTGCATCATTCTTACATTTCTCAGTTCCTGACGAAGGTCCTTTAACTGAATACGAATCCTGGATGCCAGATTTCATGAAAGGTTTAGCTAAAGGGATCGAAAGCAGCAGGGGACTTATTCAGAATGCTGTAACCGATGTTTCCAAGGATATGGTTGTTAATCCAAACGTAAATGGAAATACTGAGGCTGTGACAAGTGGAACAAATATTTCAAGCATGATGAATGGTATCACTGAAATGATCGCAGGTATGTCAAATACGCAAACTGGGGATATTGTTATCCCTGTCTATATTGGTGAAAGCATGCTTGATGAAATTGTAGTAAATGCAACAAATAGAAACAATCTAAGAAGCGGAGGACACTAAAATGGCATATCAGACTTATTTGGTATTTAACAATGAAGTGCTTCCGCTTCCTGATTCTTATGATCTTTCATTGTCTTCAATTGAAGCAGATTCAAGTGGAACAACTGAAGCTGGAACATATCAGCGTGATGTTGTAAGAACGGGTATTGTTGAAATATCAGTTTCTTATGCTGTATCTGCATCATGGCTAAAGAAATTAACTATTTATTCTAAGCTTTCAAAGATTACTGTTCAGTATTTCGATACGGACGATCTTACTGTGAAAGAGACTGAAATGTATATCGATGGATTTAAAGCTACTCTTAAAAAAGATACATCCTATAAGTCATTGTGGAATGTTTCTTTTACTCTAAAAGAATTCTAGGATGGTGATGGTATGTACAATGTTAGTGATGAATTTAAGCAGGCCATCAAATCTAATTCTAGAAAGTTTAGATGGAGAGGCGAAATTGCTACAGTACTCGGTACGGTAATTCCGTTTGATGATAATGAGATTATAAAGGGATCTGGTTATATAAATAGAAAGTGCTGCTCGGGAAGTGACATTGAATTAGGATCCGTAATAGCAGCAGAATGCGGAATTACACTTTTAACAAACATCGATAGATACTCGTTAGATGGAGGTACTATAAGTTTTTTCTTTAGTGTTGAATTGATGGATGGGACATATGAAGAAATACCTATGGGTATTTTTGATATATCAGAAGCAAATAGAAATATTAAGACAATTGAGATAAAAGGATATGATTATATGTTAAGGTTTGAAAAATCATTTGATTCAACTTTAACTAATGGCTATCCATATGATTTATTATCATTTGCTTGTGATCAATGTGGAGTTGAAATGGCTCAGACTCAATCAGACATAGAATCATTTAGTAATGGTGAGTTTTTATTGGGGATTTATTCAGAAAATGATATAGAAACTTATCGAGATTTAATTTATTACACATGTCAGGTTTTAGGTGCTTTTGCAGCAATTGATAGAAATGGAAAGCTCATGATTAAACAGTATAGCGATACTGCAGTTGATACAATAGCACAGGACAAAAGGTTTAGCTCGTCTGTTTCAGATTTTATTACACGTTATACAGCCGTCTCATCAACAAATCAAATAACTCAAATTGCAGAATATACATCATTAGATCCTGATGATGGACTAACTATGAATCTTGGTATTAATCCTCTGCTTCAGTACGGGATAGATGAAACGAGACAATTAATATTAAGTAATATTTTAAATCAGATTTCTATTATCAACTATGTTCCATTTGATACAACAATTATTGGTAACCCTGCGTATGATCTGGGTGACGTTATTGCTCTGACGGGTGGTCAAGCTGATGGACATATAGCAGCAATTACATCGATAAATACAAAAATTAATGGTAAGCAGACTATCAAATGTGTTGGCAAGAATCCAAAGCTATCAGAGGGCAAAAGTAAGAATGATAAGAATATTGCGGGTTTGATTTCTCAGATTCAAACAAAGGAATTTGTTTTCTATTCATATACTAATTCTCAAGTTTATAAAGTAAAAAATGCCGATGAAACGATAATTAGTATTGAATTTACTTCTAATACAGATACATATGCTCAGTTTCTTGCACAGATATTAGTAAATATCTCATGTGCTGAGTGTGAGGAAAGCAAAGAGATTACATTACAGAACGATGAGAGCGATCCAGTAAGTTATATTATGAATGAGAATATTAAGCAAAAAGCGATCGCTGTTATAACCTATAAACTTAATGGTGAAATAATTGAAACTTATGTGCCGCAAGAAACATTTGATGAGGGAATGCATATCATAGCATTGTATTATCCTTTTTCAAACGTCAAGGCAGGTTCGCTTTATACATTTATGGTTTCTATGAATATTTCTAATGGTGAAGCGGTTATTGATGATGGTCAAATACAAGCTTCAGTGTTCGGTCAAGGACTTCTTGGTGCTGAAGCATGGGATGGCACTATTACTATTGACGAAAAGTTTGATGGAATCAGCACATATAAAAATAGAAGAGCTTCATTATCTCATTTTAAAGATCAAACAACTGTACTTCCAGATTATCCATCATGCGGTTCTTTTATGGACTCTTACCAGATTATACAGACTAATAGAAGTAGAGTGTCTTTCGCTGATATGTATGATCATGTTGGAACAAGTGAACTAGTTAGAACATTTACTCTTAATACCATGGAATTATTCAGAGGAATATACGATTCAAGATATGTCATTATTAATAGCAATAATGAATATGCTCTTAATGGTGAATACTTATATAAAGGTAGTTCAGTTGAAATTGATGCAGGATCGTTGAATATGGTAGAAATAGATACGGATATATTTAATACCATTACAAGTGTGGAGGAAACTAAAAATGGCTGATTATAGCAATCTGGATGAAATGTTGTCTACACTTGAGGGTTTAACAATTACTCGTTCAAACAATCGCCAAGATGATGGAACTGATACTATTAATGGTATCAATTGGTTTACCTTCAATGATTCCATTACTTCAAACATATATGTCAATGGAAACGGATGGATAGGATTTGGGTCTAACAGTGAACAATTAAGAATAAATCGTAGAGATCAAGCTCTATATACACTTGGGTATGAAACAGGTGTAGTTGGTTACGGATTAACGTATAAGTATTATCGTATTTATTGGAAAGGCGTATCTCATTATAGCTCGAGCATTTCCAGCATAGAAAATGTGCTGGAGTTTGATGTTGTACTTCTTGATACGGGTGATATTTATTTGAATATTAGAACTTTTCCTTCAACAAATGTATCAAATGATAATACTATTTTATCTAATGGCTCAAATACATCATTGGGAACTTTAACTACAGGAAGCAGACTTACTTTTATCCACCAAAATGAAAATGGAACTGCTTATGAAGTAGCGACTGGTTTTATAGAACCATTATATGCAAATGTAAGATACTTGTTTGGTGATGAAAGTGGAACAACATATACGGTGGAAGAGAATCAACTAATAGAAATAACATCACATTTAACAGGAGATGTATTCTTCAATTCTGGAGTTTCATACATTCCAAGTGAAATCATCAAAGATTTAAAGGGTTTAAAGATTTACAAATGGCAGGATAATGGTGAAGCTTCATTGGCTGTAAAGGTAAATGCGACTCCTTTACCTCAATTTATTACTTGTGTTGCTAATATGGAGAATGAATCCATCAAGTCAATAAAATCTATAACTTTTGAGGCGAGTGATGATGTAACAATAACCTGGTCTTATGATGATATGAACTGGGCTGATGAAAGACTGTTGAAGGATCTAACTGTTTCAGACTTGGAACAATGGACCTCAACGAGAATGATTTATTTTAAATTTAAGTTGAGTGAAACTTACTCAACTTTAACAAGCTTTGTTTTGACTTATAGAAATTAGGAGGATTATTCTAATGACTTTAAAAGGACACACAAAAATAGAATTAACTGATATTCATACTGGTGAAGTTGAAACGTTTGAAGATGATAATATGTTTACTAATGTACTAGAGACACTTTTGAATTTAAACGAACCTAATTTTAATATAAAGAATATTAGTAAAAAATTTAATAACTTCTTTGGTGGCATCGCTTTATTTAAAGATGCGATTGATACGAATGATGTACGTGCAAGACTTAAAAATAAGACAATCGCCAGTGTAGTAAATAATAATTACGCACCAGTTAATAAAACATATAACGGCATACCTGATTCTTCTTTATCAAAGGCAGATGCTAAAAGCAAAACAATTACATTGTCATATGATTTTTTAACATCTCAAGCCAATGGAAGAATTTCTAGTGTTTGTCTCGGCAATGCTTATTTAGGATTTAACGGATATGGATATAATGAAAATAACGGGGATAATATTCCTGAAAATTATTACAGTACATCAAGTCCATATATAAACTTGATCAGTGCCAATGGAATTGGTGGAAAAGATAATAATAACATATATGTGGATCTAGATGAGGGATATCATTATCGTTATTCGTTTGATCAGAATAATATTTTAACAGTGACGAAAACAAAAATTATAAATAAGTTTTTTAATTTGTTTACAAATACAAAAACTGTAAATATTAAGTTAGCTACTAAATGTGAAAAGGTTCTACTTAATCCTGTAACAATGAAGCTTTGGTGCTGTATGAGTGTTTTGTCAAAGAATAATAAAATATATGAAATTGATATCAGTGATTTTGATAATCCAACGGTTATAACTCATGATATTAATGGTGATATACTAAATTCAAAATTAGTAATGGCTTTCACGAATAATTATATGTACGTAAGAAATAATACGCAGAAAACAAGCAATACTTATAGAGTTAACTTAGAAAATGCGGCTGATGTTATTGATTGTGGTACTATGACTAATGATACTTTTGGGAGCTATGATGGAAACTTCTATCCACTTTTTACATTTGATGATGGATTATATATCTGTGATTTAGCACCATATGGTTCTCCTGCGGAAGGGATTGTGACAGATCAAATAGAATATTTTAGAACAGGGAAATGCGTATATGGACAAAATACTTACAGCAATCAGAGTTATATACCTATTCCAGTTAAACTTAACAATAGTTTTGAGTATGTATCAATTCAGCGATTTGCAGGATGGATGTCAGATGGAACTCCATATTATGTTGTTAATCCATTATTGCTTTACACTATTAATAATCTTCAAACACCTGTAACAAAGACTGCAGATAAAACTATGAAGATTACATATACAATTACGGAAGTTGAGGAATAAAAGAAATGCAAGCATTAACACAATTTAAATTTGCTAAAGAGTATTGGGTTTTCTTAGCTCCAATACTTTTTATTATGATCGATATTACGACTGGTTTCTTAAATGCATGGAAGGAACAACAGGTCATGTCATGTAGACTTAGAAACGGTCTCGTTAAAAAGTGTGGTGAACTCTTCTGTATAGCAATTGGTGAAATTCTTACGTATGCGCTAGGACTTCCTCATTACATTGTTTATGGAATTGCAGGATATGTGATTTTTATGGAAATTGTATCTAACGTTGAAAATATAGCTAAGATGGGAGTTCCTATTCCAGCATTTATTAATGAAGCACTATCTCATGCTAGTGATGATTTTGCCAATGCTGACTATGTAACTGTAAAAAAGGATGTAGATGCAGCATGGAATGAAATTAGAAAACTCAAAGAGGGGGATAAGTAAATGGCTGATTTAAATAAGGCTTGCTCTATTATGTATGATCTCGTAACAGATCCAAAGCATGGGTATTCACAGAAAAATAGAAATGGCCCAGATTATGACTGTTCATCATCTGTGTCTAAAGCACTTCATGATGCAGGCTTTGATATTCCATATGGATGTAACACATCAAATATTTATAAGTACTTGTTAGCGATTGGTTTTGAATTAATTGATAAGGACAAGAAGCCACAGAAAGGTGATATCTGGTTAAGAAGACGCGACACTCCTTTAGCAAAGCAGAAGGGAAGTGGACATGTGGTTTTGATGTGGTCTGATACAAAGGTTATGGAATTCTCTTCATCAAGAGGTCATCATGAAAAAGGTGACCAGACTGGCACTGAATCTTGGATCCATGACTGGAATCCATCAAGAAAGAATGACTTTGAGTTCCTCTTAAGACTTAAGGGATATAATTCTAATTCAACAAAGAAGACTGAATATTATAAAAAGTACACAGGTAAGTCTCTAAAGATTGATGAAGTGTTCAAATCAATCGGAGCACCTTATGGGTCATGGAAGATCAGAAAGCCTGTCGGTGTGAAGAATGGATTTAGAAATTACACAGGCACTGCCAATCAGAATACAAAGCTTATTGATTTAGCTAAGCAGGGAAAACTTAAGAAAGTATAGAATGTTTGAGCTGGCTTATGTCAGCTCGATTTTTTGTTCCTTTAAAAGAATATTATCGTATAGGTATCAAAAGATATTCTTCAATTAAGGAAGTAAACACTGGAATCTATACAATTATGTGTAAATTTAAAAATCCTATTATTGAGATAGCAAACTTACTCTTTAGTGTGGAACTAAGCGAAAGCGAAACTAAACTTTTGACTAAATCATTCAAGAATAATAAGAAGTTCCGAGAATCTCTAAAGTTAAATAAAGATGATATTAGTTCAGTAGTTTATGCTGCAAAAATAGTGTCTAAACATAGACAAGAGGAAGAATAAATTATTTCATTTTGATCTCTACAATAATTTTACTATAAAAGAAGCTAACATAATCGTTAGCTTTTTAATTTTGCTCGGAACATTATGTTCTGAGCTTGACAATTTAAATGAGTGTGATAGAATGTATTTGTAATAGCTCGGGACGAAATGTTCCGAATGAACAAAGGAGGCTATTTATGATAGTAAAAGATTTCATCAGTAAAGATCCAACAAGACAGTATCACATTTTTGATTCTCATCAAGAAAAGATGGCAGATAGAGGAAAGGCTCATCGAGATCAAGATTTTCAGGTTTATACTTATAACATCCATCATAATAATAAACCTAAAGAAGGAGATGTATTCCTTTATCGTAGACCTGGAAAATCATCTAAAACGAGAAAATTCTATATTTATGGTGGTGGAATTATTGAAGATATTTCTTCTCCAAATGATATAGGAGATGTACGTGTAACAGTATCAAATCCATTTAAGTTTGATACTCCAATTGTTCAGGGAGATGAAATGTTAGAAAACATGGTGTGGACTTCTAAGAAAAAGAAACCTGGTTCTTGGGGACATTTTTGGAATCAATATGGGATGAATACGATCACTGAAGAGGAATTCTTTTATCTTGCTGGAGATAGAGAATATACTGTACCTGATAACGTAAACATTGAACCTGCAAGTATTGAAGAGATGCAGGAAGAAAACGAAGTGGTTAATTCAGTTGAACCTGAGAATTATACTTTAGTTGTTGAAGACAAAACAACTAAAAAGAAAACTACAAGAACAACAAAGTTAAAGCCTTATAAAGTTGATTATGAAAAGCTTAATAAGACTAAACAGACAGTTGGATTGCTTGGGGAAATGATTGTTATGGACTATTTGATGTCACAGCTAGAAGGAACTGATTATAAACTTGAACACAAATCATTAACTGATGATTCTGCAGGTTATGATATCCTTGCGTACGATAAGGACAGAAACAAGATCTTAATTGAAGTCAAAACAACAACATCAAAGAGTATCGATGGTTTTTACTTATC